GTGAGGGCAAATAACCGGCACTTGAATATGAGTTTTAATTCCTTGATATTCACATATCTTTCTAGCTTCGTCAAGCATACTCAACCACCTCTAAAAGGTTTTCCTCTATAAAAAACCCATCAATACTATCTAATTTATATGATATTGAATTCATATAAACACAATCTAATAGTTTTTTCTCAATGATTCGCCCTGTTCTACCCTTCCAACTTCCTTCAACAACTCTCACTTTGTCCCAGAGGCTATATTGAAATGTGTTTTCTTCAAGATATTTTTTAGCAAATAGTAAAGATGCCTGCAGAAAGTAAAACTTTTCAGAAGGCCTGCCTCTATGAATCATTTCAATTTCATTGATAATTCTTTCTAATTGGTTTAAGCAAGTTTTTTTAGTCATTATCTCTTTTAAAATCATTTTAGTTTCTTTAGATATTGGCATTTCCTTAGTTTCATCTAAAAGTTTATCAATCATATTTTCTTGAAATTCTTTCCCGATCCCCGGGCCAGCATCTATATTTTTGTCACTCATTAACCTCAACTCCTATTTTTATTTTCATTCTATTGAGTTGATCAATAGCATTATTAATCTGATCATTGATAGTTATTAACCTTCTTTCAATCGGCTGTAGCTTCTGCATAACTTCTAGTTCATCAACATTAAACTCTACCGTAAATTCTTTTAAAAGTAATGGATTTTCTAAGTCGTTTTTTATTTCTTTTACAATTTCCTCAATTCCATCAGTTAAATATTCTCTAGCAGTTCTGCTTGTTGGAATTTCTTTAGATTCTTGAACAAGTTCATTCAACGCAAAAATAATATCTTTTTTATTCATAATTAAACCTCTCCTTTCGACCGGGCCAGCGCCCTAAATTTCTTCTATTCTAATTTTTCAAGCCACTCAATTGCATCATCAGCTCCGAAAGCAATTTTAGTTTGCCAGTTTCTCCATTCTAAAGCTTTTAACCATTCTTTTTGCGATTCTCTAACATCTGACGGTTTTCCATTAGCTTTTTTTAATTCGATTGCTATTCCACTAAAGTTCATAGTATATTCAGAAGTTGGATCATCAAATATCAGTACATCAGGCACGCCCGGCTTAACTCCCTGCATTTTCATTTTCCTGCCGGTCTTAGCATCTCTGTTTCCTCCATTAGGTACATGGCACCACAAATAGCCTTTCATATCCAAATATTCAGCAAGCTTAATCTGCTCCTCATATTCGGTTGGTGCTGTATCTTTTTTAAACTGCTTAGAAGTCATTTTTTTAACACCTTGTTGTTTTTCTTTCTTTTCCATCTGATCCAACTCTCTAACTCCTTCTAAACCTAATCTTTTTGCATCTTTTTTTGATAGATTAGCCCATCTAGTCATTTGAACCTCCTTTGGAGAACCTTCCCAATTTCTAACTGTCGCCCACTTAGCTGCTAGACATTCATTATAGTAAATGTTATTGCTCCAATCCTCCGGTGTCGGGCAAATAAATTTAAGAAACTTTTTCTTTTGGTATATATAAAGCTTTTATCCTGCCTGGTTTGTCACTTTCAATCGTGGCTGGCGATCTCATTTTTACACCGTCAATTACTAAGATTCCACCAACTTTTCTGATTACTTTTGATTTCTTCATTAGAAAGGCACATCCTTATCGTCGAAATCAGGGCTTCCAGCCGTTTCATTGCTTACCTGACTATTTCTACTTTGATTATTATCTTTCGCAAAATCCAGGAATCTATTCTTCGGTTTTTTCTGGTTCGCAAAATAAATTATGTTTTATGATATTTTCAAGATTTATATCGTGATGCATAAAAATTTGCAAAAAATCATAGCCGAATTTTCTATAATATTTACTCATTAGAGTATATTTATTTTTCAATTCTTTTAATAATTCGTCACAATCTTCAATTTTCATTATTTATCCTCCTTCACAATTTTATAATTATTTTTCTGCAGCCACTTGTGAAATTTATATGCTTCACAGACCCTTTGACAAAAACTTATACCTATTTCAAAAACATCTCCTTCTTCAATTATATCTTGTATTTCACACCCAATATCTCTGCAATATTCCCTGCTCTGATATTCAATCAAAACGGTACCTCCTTATCTAATATATTTAATTCATCGCGGACAATTTCTCTTACTCTTTCCTCTTTGACTGACTTCATTAATCCTTTCGGTTTTTTGGCTGGTCGACCCTCGACTATTTCTTTTTCAGCTTCTTTTATTATTTTTTTATTGCTATCTTCGATAATTTTGTTGATTTGGCTTTCATTTAACTGCGGATAATCTTCCATTAGTTTTTCTTTTAGGTTCATTTTTAGCCTCCTTAAAATAAACTCCTATTTAAAAACAAATCTGCTATTCTTTTGTAAGTTATAAATCCTTCTTTTTCATTTTCAGTATTGAAATTTTCAATCACCTTAACTCTATTTTCCTCACATTCGAATGACAAAATTATGTTTTTCCCATTTATGTTTTTAGACTTTACCCACCCAGAATTATTAAATTGGTCTTTTAAGTATTGTTCTGGGTCCTCTGCTTTTTCTATTTCTTTTCTTAGTGGAATTTCTTTGTTGTACTCATTGTGAGAGAAATGCTGCACCTTCAAATTTTTAATAAGCTCAATCGCATAATCTCTAACCTCAGGGGTTAACATTTAACCACTCCTCAAAACAGACTCATCTTCCCATCTTCATGCAACTTAATCTCTTTTTTTATAATTCAACCCAACACCTCCAATCTAATATTATTTTCATCCTCACTCAGCTCAAATTTCTTCTCAATCCCCTGCTCAGATAGAATATTTTCAACTATTGGCCTTACCTTCTCAATATCTTTCTCTGGGTTGTTGCTCCGGAACTGAAATAATACATAGCCCAAATCATGCTCCAATTGCCGCGACAGTCCATTAATAACTATTTGCTGATCTACTTTCATTTTGCCATTCCTCCCAATATTCGCAGTTTTCTAATTCAATGTTACATTCTTCTTTTTCCAAACAAACATCGCAAAAACTATTCTTGTCTTTATCAATTTTGGCTATTTCTTCACCATCGACTAATTTTCTGAAATCTACCCACTTGTAGCGATTGACTATAAACCCTCCGCTAGGGCCACCATATTCAGCGACATATTCATCATATTCTCTCATAAATAACTTCTCTTTTTGATAATAAGCTTGAGCATCTCTATAGTTTTGAATAGCTTCTTTAATTGTATAGCTGCCTCTAATTTTATAATTTTCATCAAAGGCTAAGTTTTTGAGCTCATTCCATTTGTGATTTTCAGTTAATTTAGTTACTGTTGGCCAACCATTTTCATTTTTTATTCCTCTATAACCCCAAATTGTTATATCTCCATCAACTTGTTTTCTTGCTTTTCTTAATATCCGAAGCTTTTCCTCTAGTTCCAATTTTATCACCTCAATTGTATTTATTTAGGACTTCTAGAATGTTTTCTTCTATATTGCAAAGGCTAGTTTCTATATCGTCAATGCAAGCTGTTATGATTTCATAATCACTCAGATCACTTTTTAAATCATCAAGCCAGCCAAATACTTCCTCCAATTCTCCTTTGGCCGCCTCCAACTCCCCTTTTCTTTCCTCTCTCTTAAAATCTTCCTCGTCTAATTGCTCAGCTAATTTTCTTTGACCAGCCGGCAAATATTCATAGTCTCTCATTTTAACCTCCTTATTGGTACTCATTGTTTTCATCTACTGGGCCTACCATATTTATTTCATCAAATTTCTGCATTCCCCATCTACCTTTTTCTAATAATTTTCCATCTGCACTTTGCTCATAAGTTAAGCCAAAATATTCAACACAACCTGCTTTTGGAATAATTTTAATGGTGTCTAATATCATAATCATTAATTCATCTTCTACAAACATCATTTCGGGTGGATCAACATTAATTTCTATTTCTCTCATTTTGACCTCCTATAACTTTTACCATCAAATTTCACAAAATATTTTCCTCTATCAGCCGCTTCTGTCATTCTGTCTACAACTCTGGGCGATATATGCTTAGTTAATTCCGACCCATTCAGATTAGTAGTTATAATAGTCGGAAGCAATTCGTTATACCTGTAATTGAGAACAATATACATTTTTTCTCTCTGCCAGTCAGAAGCCTTTTCAGTTCCTAAATCATCAATTATTAGCAGAGAAGTTTTTTTATACCCGTTCATTAGCTGCCTTTCATCTAACTGATCACTATCATAACTATCTCTAATCGCCTGAATCATCTCTGAACTTGATATGAATTTCACTGGGCTTGAACCAATATAACTAAGACTTCTTGATTTTTCAGCCTTCTTTTCAGCATAATATTTAAGTGACTTTTTGCCAGCTGCTAAAGCTAAATGGGTCTTGCCAAGTCCATATCCACCCGCTAGAACAAGCCACGTTCCATTTTTAACGCATTTTTTATAATCATCGGCATAATTCATCACTTTTTCAAATGCCTGCTTATCTCCACGTTCTAAGTCGTAATTATCGAATGTTTTATTTCTGAATCGCTTTGGAATTTTAAATTGCTTAATCAGATTTTCATGTAATCGTTCAATTTGCCTTTCTTTGCTGATTAAATTATTAGTCCTGGTCGAAGAGCTCGTCAACTTCTGCTCCAAGTTTTTCTTCTTCTGATTGATTATTTGCTTGAAATTCTCCCCCATTATCATTTCCTCCTAAATATTCTTTCCAATATTCATCTGGGCCAAAAAATTTTTTAATGTGCATGACCCATTTTTTCTCAGTGTCATCTTTTTTGCATTTAGCTGCATAACTTTTGACCGCTTCCAGTAGATCATCTTGAGAAACATTTTTCCGCCTGGTGGCCGCCCACTTTCTCCAACCAGCTTTTTTATTTCCCCGGCTATAAGGATAGAGTGAATATAACCTCTCATAATCTTTCGGGTAATCATAACGGCCTGAATCTTTTTTGGTTAGAGAAAATTCGTCAGACTCTGTGTCGGATTTTTCCGACGGTTTACCTTTACTCTTATTTACTTTACTTTCCTTTACTTTACTTTGTGAGTTTATGTCATCATCATGACTGCATTTATCTCCTTCGCTCGGGTTTCTGTTAACATTAACCTCACTCACTATGGGTTTATGTGGTACATTAACCTTTCTTCGTGAATAAGCGTCTTCAATATTATCCACAAAATTGCTGCACCAAATAATATTATGCTCCCATAATTCCTGATCTATAGCATTGAGTTCAGCCAATAAATTTAATATTTCTTTTGCAATATCCTCGCTCACTAAGGTTTTTGCATGCAGAAACTCTTTGTCAGCGGTGTTTTTGTATTCATAAAAGTGACCATTTGTCGAACCTAATATTTCTAACAATTTAAACCAAAAAGCATAACCATCATTGCCAAATTTATTTTCAAGAATTGTCATTGTTTTGCCTTGCTTAATTATGTGCGGAAAATAATCTACAGTTTGTTTTTTTGGCCGCGCCATCTAATCACTCCTAAAAATCTTTCCAGTATATCGATTCAGTAATTTTTTTAGTCGATCTACAATAATCACATTTTCCACATCTGTGTGGCTCCTTCTTTCCAGCCCAGACATCTATAACTCGCTCAGCTGCTATCTCAAGCTCTTCTAACTTATCCTGTATCCAATCGGTCCCGAAATAGATTACAGCCTTATCTGGCGGGTCCTGCTTATCGACTACGGCAATATGCGGCATATAGTAACTATCAAGCTTTCTCTGCTGTTTAATTAGTTCTGCATATATTGGCATTTGAATATCATAACCCCAGTAAGTAATAAAATTTTGATATTCCTGATCATATTCATTATAATAATCTCTGCCAATTTCTCTGGTAGTTTTAAGGTCTGTGAAAGTCTGAAATTCATCATTCAAGACATCAACTTTTGCCTTCCAGGGAACTCCGAAGAGCTCCCCAGTTACTATTTCTTCCTTGCCACCTTGCAGCACTTTCATCATGTATTCATCATTTTTGATAGTTTCGATCATCTTGTCAGCGTGTTTGTATTTGGCATACAATCCGCCGTTTCGCTTGAATAATTCAGGAGTGTTAGCCATGAACTCATCAAGCTTTCCTTCTGCCCAAGCATGGATATATGAGCCCATTAGCATTGCTGAACTCGGTTCTTCCTCCCATTCTCCATTGATTTTCGCTAAAGCCTTGGCCTCACACCCATATGAGTACCAGGGCAGAAATGATTTGAAAGTCGAGACTGACATATATTCTGAATTTGCTTTTCTTGAGTGATAATTTTTGTCAGTTAGTTTAAGCATTTTTATCCCCCTCAGCTTTTTTAATAGCTAGTTTATGTTTTTTATTCCTTTTCTTTTGAGCCATATATTTATCACGCTCATTAGAGTCTTCCATTAAGATTTCAATTTCTTTAAGCATTTCCTTACATTCTTCTAATAAATCAGGTGCAGCTGCTATTAATCTAGCATTAGCTTTTGTTTCTTTTAAATCTGAAATATCCCAACTGTAAACTTCTGTAATCTCAATAAAATCTTTATTTAATATTTTCAATTTATAAAATTTATCATCATCCAAAAACCAAGGACCTTCAGTATATTCAGCCATCATCTTCCTCCTTTGATTTTTTTAATTTATGAACAATAGCTTCTGTTACAATGAGGACAACCAGTTATTCTGCGATTGCCAGCTTCTTCAACTGTGATTCCGGTAATATATTCATTCCCATTTGCATTAATAGCGGTTTCTGGCTCATAAATATTTTTATGACATTTCCAACAAACTCCATGTTTTGGAGCGAAGAATGGCCCTCCGTTTTCTCTTATATATTCTTTCTGTGCAGCTATAGCTTTTAATTTATTATATTTTTCCATCACTCACCACTCTCCTTAATAGTATCCTCAACATCTTTTGCGAAATCATTTTCTGACTCTTCTTCATCCTGATCATAAGGCGACTTCTCTTCCGGCCCGAAATTAAAGAAATCTTCAACTCCCGCCATTTCATCTTCAATGCTTCTGTAAATTCTACCAAGTTTCAAAACATCATTTTGAGTAAATGCAGCTGCCTTACAGCCAATCTTTTCTTCTAACATTTCTTGGTTAACTCCAAGCTCCGCAAAAGTATTAACCATATTCTCAATTCTTTGTTCTAATGACTGACCATTTTTATTAGCAAGAGTTTTTTCTGACTGCTCAACTGCTTCCTCTGCAACATATTTCGGAATTACTCCCAAAATACAAGCCCTCATTCTTCTAGCACCCATGTTTGCTGTCATTTCATAAATATCGCGAGCTGATTCAAGTTTCTTTTTGCCATATTTTGTGTCACGGACATGATTTACAGTGAATATTCTAGTCTCCCTGGTGTTAGTTTCTAAATCCCAACAGTAAGCCATCATTTCTGATGAGCCGTCTTTTTGCTCTAACTCAATAATTCCATAGTCCAAATTACCCCAACTGCGGGCCATGGTTTCTGCAAGTCTAATAGATGGCCCTTTAACTTTTGTTCCGCCGCGAGGATATTCATAAGTTGCCTGTTCTGCTAAACTCTGACGAGTGCAAGCATTAATAATTTTGTTCATAGCCTGCTCTTCATCGCGAGGGAATCTTTTTGCAACAACCATAGCTGCCTGAACTTCCTGTGCTTGTCTTGATGATGCCATTCCTTGAACTGCTGACTGTTTTTTTTGATTTTGTAAGCTCATTTCATTTTTACTCATTAACCTCAACTCCTATTTTAATTTGATAATCTGTGTTAACTTTTTCTCTAACCTGATCCATCAAAACATTAATTCTCTCCAGTTTACTTTCAATCTGAGTCAATTCATTAATAACTCCATCATCATTCAAATTCACTTTCAGGCTCAAATTTCCAACTGTATTATTGTTGTAATCCTCAGCGACTAATATATCTTGAAGTTCATCAATTCCTTCTTCTAAAAATCGTTTACCAGTTATAGGCCTCATTTCGGCCGAGTCTTCCAGCAATTCCTCTAAAAAACATAACATTTTGCTTCTATTCATTATAATTAACCCCTTTCATAGTATTAAAATCTTCTTCAATATCCCAGTAAGTAATTCTAATTCCTTCAGTTAGTTGAATTTTGTAATTGCAATCCTTATATTCTTCCCATTCAAAGCTATAATCTTTTTGCCAAACTTCTATCTCTAACCAGTTTTTATGATTACTATATCCTACAGCTGAAATAGTTAAGCCTGTTAGTTTCTCAAAAAGTCTTAAACAAAAGCGAATAATTAATAATAATATTTTAACTATCAGTCTCTTCAATTTCTTCCTCCATTCTGCTTAATATAATCACGTCAATTCGGTTTAAATCGTCTTCGGTTAGCATATGACCTTTGACTGCTCTATCAATTATTTTGAGCGTTTCTCGAGCGTGAGCTACATTCATTAATTAGCCTCCTCAACCGGAAATGTCTTTAAAAACTCTGTAAATCTATCATGGTCACTTATTCCCAAAACTCCATATTTTTGCTTATAAGCTGTTCTACCTCTAACTATCCAAGCCATGTACTGAACACCGTCAAAATAATTTGAATCGATGTGATTAAGATATATTCTCGCTCTGGGCTGTATATTTTGGTCAGGATTAATTACTTTAGGCATTGTAATCACTCTTTACAAATCCATTAATTTCAATATTAATATTTTCTGAAAGTTTATCTTCATCAAAATATTCTTGATACATAAATTCTGACGTTTCGCCTATAGTTCTTACTTCTATTTTACCTGACTCGATTCTGTCAATTATCGACTGTAATTTATCGATTATTTGTTGCTGAAATTGTTCATCCATTTACTTTTCCTCCTCCAATAAATCCGATTCCCTTATCACCAAATTCTCAAAGTTAATCTTTTCTTTTTCCATAATTTTGTGAGCTCTCCAGAACGGATTGTCATCACTTCTATAATAGAAATGAACTCTCTCGCCAGTATCAACATCATCTGCACTCATTACATATAACTGCATATTTGCCTGCTCCTTAGCAAACTTTTCATTAATTGTCTGTTCGCTTGCTGCCAGATTATCAAGCTGTTCGTCAGCTGTTAAGACAGTTCCAGCTGCAATTCCGATTGATAGAATCATGATCACCAACATGAATGCTAATTTTTTGTTAATTCCCATCATTTGAATCACTTCTTATAACCCGCTCATTATTTTTAGTATCTTTAGTGATAGTCACAAACGCCTGAATTTCATTCTCCCGACACATCTTAAGTATTTTTTCTTGCTCTGACTCGTTAAGTTTTTCGAACCCATCTAAGCACATAATTTCAAGTCTTCCCATTCTCTGTAACGCAATCTGGAAAGCAACTTCTAATTTTTCGCCGTTTGATAATCCGTCAAGCAGAGTCTTATCAATTCTAATTAATCCCTCTTCATCAACTGATATTCCTTCAAGCGGCATTTCGTGCTTTTGAATTAACTCAGAAGGTTTATCCCTTGCTATTTCAATTAGCTCTGTTAAGTGATCGCTGTATTCTTTCTTCTGAGTAAGCTGGCCTTCTCTAATCTGAACCATTCTGTTCCATTCGGACAAATATTCCTTCATTTCTGCAACCTTATCAGCTTCTTCCTGAAGCGGCTCAATTTCAACCATTTCTTTTTCCTTTAGTAATTTTTCTGCTTCTGAAAGTTTTTCTCTTTCTGCTTTAACATCTCTGACTACTTCTTTATCGATCGACTTAAGCTCCAATTCTTTTTGCTTATCCAGTCCATTGAGTTCTGACTTTTTAGCTGATATTTTTTCTTTTTGATATTGAATAGTTTTCTCAATCTCATACTTTCTGTTAGCCGCCTCTTCTTCATTTTCTTGCTTCTCTTGTTCTGCTTTAGTCTTCAATATTTGAATCTCTTTCTGTAGCCAATCATCAACTTGGTCATTATCATTCAAAAGCTGAGCTTCAACTTGTTTAATTTCCTTTTGTTTATTTTCAATTTTGTTTTCCTTAAGCTCAATCAGTTCCTTAATTTCCTCTTTCTGCTGCTGATATTTCTCTCTAACTTCACCCAGCTTTGATTTTCCCTCTGCCTCAATAGCTGAAACTCTATCCTCAAAATTAGCTTTCAAAGTTTGAGCCTTCTCAATTTTCCGATTGAGTTCTCTGGCTTTTGAGACCTTATTATAATACTCCTGGACTTTTTCATTCTTCCATTTTTCACCGTCATAATTTGGTGGAAGTTCTGACTCAATTCCTTTAACTTGAGATTCTAACGATCTGATCTCTCTATTAATCTCGGTCCGCTCATTATAATATTTTCCTTCGATGTCTTTCAGTATCTGCAATAAGTGCTTACTGGTATTAATATCTTTCAAAACATCTTCGCCAAACCAGTCATTAATCTCTTCCTCTGAATAATCCATCTTGATCATGCTTAAGATAATTTCTGTCTGTTCATCAATTGACAAATCTATGAAATCAAGCGGGCGAAATATATCGCCTCTGAAAAACTTTCTTAATTCGCTTTCAGTTGATTTAGCGACCATATCTCCGTTAAGTCTTAGATAATCGCTCTTATCAGTTCTAAGCCTGCGGTCAACTTCTAGCCCTTCATCAGTCTCAACAAACAATAAGGCTTCATCTTTCCCATGGCTGATAACTTCTGTCCGGCGCTTATTATTACTTAGAGCAGTTTCAATAGCTTCTGTAATCGAAGTCTTGCCAGTTCCTTTTGGCCCTTCAATAATGTTAATCATTCCCGGGTCCCAATCTAATTCCTCAATTCCTATATAATTACTAATTTTCAGTTTTTTAATTTTCATCTATCTCCACCTCTCCAAGTTGTGAATGTTCTGGAATTCTGATATATTATAATTAGATGTTTTTTCTTGATCAGCTGTTCCCGCAGCTGGTCTTTTTATTTCTCTGTACATTTCCTTGATGTCCTTCCATAATTCCGGGCCAGCTTTGAAAATGATGAATAGCCAGCCGATAAATATAAATAATCTTGCTACGAAGTCTAAGTTTTTCATCACTTCACCCTCCTAACTGGTTTGAATGGCTTCTTTTCCTTAACTTCTTCCCCATACCACCAGGCGAAAAATGTTTCTTTCGGAATCCTCCAGCCAAACCCCTTAATTTTCTTAGCTCCAGGAATATCTCCGCGATTAAGTGCTTCATAAGTTCTTGCCTGCGATGTGTTCATGATTTTCATAATGTCGGCTGGTTTTAATGCTGAAGGATAATCATTTATCTTTTCGTTGATCCGTTCGTCTAACACTGATTTGACTGCTGATTGAACATTAATTTTTAGGCTCATTAAATCACCTCCCGCTCAATTGTTGGCAAAACTCCTTCTTCTTTTAGCAAATCATAAAGAAATAATCTACCTTTCTGGGTCCACTTGGTATTCATAACTACATCTGGAGTCCCATCACTTCTAGTAATGTCAATTGTCTGACTGTGAGTATAGCCTTCACCCTGATGATCCGCATATAACATCCATTGACCTGACTGCTTATATTGAACTCCTAATTCGTGCAGCAAATCATTCATAGCTCTGCCGGACATTCCATAATCTTTTGCAATTTGAGTAATTGTAACTAAACCTTTATTGTTGAGGATTTTATCAGTATAATCCGCCTTGGGTTTGAGCTGGCTAATCTTTCCGACCAACTTTTTCTTTTCTTCCCTTTCTTGCTTAAGTTGATTTAATAATTCAATACCAAAATCTGGGTTATTAATCATTCTGTCAATTGTTTCCTCGGTAGCATAAGCTCCATGTTTTCTAATTGACGGAAGAACTTCTGATGTAACCCACCTTTTAAATTCTTTAGCTTTTGGCATTTTTGAACTTAGTACTAAAGAATACATTCCTGATTCATTAATTATTGTCATTTCTTGCTTTCCACCAGGGGTGTCACATTTTGATACCCCCTTATCTTCTTCATCAACATGAGTATTAATCGCTCTTCTTGAATTTGAATATTCCAAAACATCAGCTATATCTTTTCCAACAAACCAAACTTGCCCCTCTTTCTCTTTAACTCTGACTTCTCCAAATTTATCATTCTCGAAAATTTTAATATCACTCATTATTTTAATTCCTCCTTATTTATTTTGCATTATGCGACCAATCAGTAAAAAAATAATCTACTACCTCGTCTGGATCAATATTTAATTCTTCGGAAACTTTTCTAATTTCCAAAATATCAAATGCTGTATTCCCTCTTATTTTATTGCTGAGAGTGTTTCTATCCATTCCAGTTTTTTCAGCTAAAGATTCTATTGTCTCTTTTTCTTCGACCATTTTCCCTTTTAATTTCAATAACTCCTGGTACTTTTTACCCACTTTCACACCTCCTCTTTTTTGCTTTATGCAACTTCACTGTTTAATATAATAGCATAATGCAAATAGCTTGTCAATGCATAATGCAAAGTTTTTTTATTTTTTTGCTAAAAAAGTGTTGCAAAGTGCATAATAAGGTATTATAATAAAGATGTAATGAAATTGCGGGAGGTGAACAAAATGACTAAAAAAGATAAAATCCAATTGCAAAAATTCGCCGATAGGCTACAAAAATTAATAAACGAAAATAACGAATCTGCAAAAGATATAGCAGAACTGGTAGATATGAATAAATCTACTATATATAGGTACTTAAATGCAGACGCAGTCCCAAAGCAACCAACTATAGAAGTAATAGCAGATCATTTTGAAGTAAATCCCGCATGGCTCGCTGGGTTAAATGCTTCAAAATATATAGACAAGAAAAAATCTAATTTAGAAACAATAGCAGCTCA